GGATATAACTCATTAGGAGGTTTAGGTGTTGGTACTTCATATAATAATTCATCAGGATATATTGAAGGATATAAGGATTTAGCGTTTAATAGTAATATAAAAGAGGTTGCTCTAGGAGAATACACTATTTTTGTTTTACTTGAAAATGGAGATTTATATTCTGGAGGAAATGCTGATGATGGTATAGGTTTTAATGAATCTGGTACTGTAGTATTAAAAAAATTAACAAGTAATATAAAGCACATATATGCAAATGGTAAAAATGCTTATTATATAGATAATGATAATGCCTTATATGTGTTTGGTAGTAGACAATTGGGTCAAATCAATAATTATTCTGATGTTGTACAAAAAACACCTGTTAGAAATTGCCTTAATGTAAAACAGGTATATACACAGCATAATGGTCTTATAGTTCAATATACTAATAATAAATTAGAAGGAAAAGGTAATGCTGTAGTTGGTCAAGTAGGTATTTTTAATGGACATGAAGAAAATCAGATTGCAAACACTTCTAGTGATAATCCTAGTGATTTAAGTTTTTCTAATGAAATGTCTATTATAAGAAATAATTATGGACTATTAGTAAATAAGAAGATATTTTTACATAATGATGATAGTATTAATTATAGAATACCATTTGGCACAAATGCTGGAAATTATTCAACTTCATTGCCTTTTGATAATATAAAAAAGATGTCTTTATCATCAACTCATTCAATTTTGATATTAGAAAATGGGGATGTCTATGGTTGTGGTTCAAATCAATTTGGGGAACTTGCTATAAATAAATCTGAGCTAACAACAACTTCTGAATTTATAAAAATTAACTTAACAAATATAATAGATGTTGCTTGTGGTGATAATTTTACTTACTTCTTAAAAAATGATGGCTCATTGTTTTCTATTGGTAAAAACTCAGAATATCAACTTGGAATAGGGCATAATGATGAGGTTAATGAGTTACAAGAAGTATTAACTATTTCTAATATAAGGGAGATATATGCTTATAGTAATTATATATTGGCTATAACTACAGAAGGTCAATTATACGTACAAGGATATAATATAAATGGAATCTTAGGACTGAATGAGAATACAAAAAATACAATTATTAAATTATTTACTAAAGTATTAGAAAATGTAAAATATATAAAATCTTATGATGATAAACATATATTTGTTATAAAAAATGATAAGACTTTGTATGTTACAGGGATAAATAAGGAAACATATAAAATTAAAGATGTAGAGATTGGTTCTATGTTATATACTTTCTCACAAATATATATTCCAAGAGATGTTAATGATATAGTGGATGCTTTAATAAAAGATGAAACATTATATATAATCTCAAAAGTAGATTCAGAGAAAACTTGTTTGGAAATAAAGAATAAGTCATACTCATCTATTGAAATAGATTTGCAAAATCCAAATAATGAATTGACAAAAATAGAGATGTTTATAAATAATATTAGTTCAAGTATAATAGAAGACTTATCTACAGGAACAGTTACGTTTGAGATTAATCCAGAGGATTTAGTTCTTGGAGAAAATAAGATTGTATTTAAAGCACATTCTGACATTGGAAATAATTTATATATAAATGTTTATATTTATAAAAAAGAAGCAGGAGCAACTATAGTAAAAGATTCAACTGTATTAATCAATGGGAATACTTATAATGTATCTAGTATAGTTGATAATTCACAAGATGTAGTACTTACACTCAATAAAGGTCTGTTAGAAGATTTAAATTCTAACAATCCAATTTATCATTTAGTAAATAAATTAAAAGTACAATTAAAGATAAATGAATCAGATACATTTAAAGATATGGTTAAAGTAGAGACAAGAAAAACTAAGAATGGATATAAGGAGATATATGAGTTAAAAGATATGAATATACAATCTGCACAACCTAAAGTAATAGTAGAAGAAGGAAACACTAATACAACTATAAAAAAACCATCTATGTTATTCAATTTAGATGTTGAAACACTTTAAGAGGTGATTAAATGATAAAAATAGATAAAGAAAAAATTGAGAAGTCAAGACAAAGAAAAGAATTAGATGATTTAGATTCAAGTCAAAAAACGCAAGATAATGACATAACAGATTTAATGTTAGCGACTGCTGAAATATGTGAAATGGTATTAAGTAGTCAACAGGCATCTACTATGTCATTAAAAAATATAAAATTAAATGAAGGAGGAAGTAGTATGGCAGCAATTTATGTAGGATTGATAGAGAGAGGTTTAAAAACAATTGACCAAGTACCTGTTAAATATCGAGAAGAAGTAAGAAAAATGTGTGAAGCACTAGAGATTTCATTATCATAGAACTGTAAGAGTTCTTTTTTTATGTTCAAAATAGAGAGTTACTAATGTAGCTCTCTAAATAAAAAAGAAGGTGATAAATTGTTAAATGAAGAGGTAGTAAAAAAAATAAAGAATGTACCTAATAACACTAATACAGAAATAGAAAAAGTTAATACAAATATAGAAACTGCTAAAACAGAGTTGAATACTAAGATTGACCAGCTTATAGCGGGTGGTTCAAATGTTGCATCTACTCAAACAATAACTATTGATGATTGGGTGGAGGATGCAGAAAATGGATTCAAAGCAACTGTAACACATAGTTTATTAACACAGAGAATAGTTGTAAATATTATAGATGCTACTACAAAAGAAAATGTAGTTCCAAATTTTAAAATAGTTGATGATAATTCAATTGAGATTAGAAGTGAAGTAAAAGTTGAGTTAAATGTTTATGTTATTAATGGAAATGCAGAAACTCATTTTATTAATGCAACTGTAGATGATAACAGAGTATCTGAAATGACTACTTATTCATCTAAGAAAATCGAAGATAGATTGGTTAATATAGAAGAAAAATTAAGTGGTGGGTTATCTAACATTGCAACAAGTGTAAATGAATTGATAACTTATTGTTAAAGGAGAGTGAGAAAATGCAGACAGAATGGAACTTTGGGTACAATGGTTCGCCACAAAGTGTTATATTGAAACCTGGCAAATATAAATTTGAATGCTGGGGTTCTTCTGGAGGTATCAACAATTCTTCTTGGCATACTGATGCTAAAGGCGGATATTCTAAAGGTGAAATTACATTAAAAAAACAAACTACATTATATGTTTACGTCGGCGAAAGTGGTTTTGCTTCTTCATCTACGAGTAATAACACTAAAAGTGGTTTTAATGGCGGTGGTAAAGGTTATTTAAATCAACAGGTTATGGGTACTTATTATTCTATGTACGGTGGTGGTGCTACTGATATAAGGCTCGTTGGTGGTGCTTGGGATAATGAGCAAGGTTTGCTATCTCGTATAATTGTCGCAGGTGGTGGCGGAGGTTCATATCATCCTTACACTGGTGGTGCAGGAGGAGGATTAGAAGGAGGTACTGGGTATAGTTCTAATGACAGATACCGTCCCGGTGGTACTCAATATCAAGGTGGTATTGGTCGTGTAAATACAGAAAACGGAAGTTTTGGAAAAGGGTGTTCTGTTAAAGATTCAACTGGCGAAGGCGGCGGAGGTGGCTGGTTTGGTGGTGCAGGCATGAATGGTGTAGGAGCAGGTGGAGGTGGAAGTAGTTATGTATTGACTAAAGACAGTTATAAGCCTACTGGCTACACACCAACATCTGAATATTATTTTGATAATATTGTTATGACACCGGGTGGAAATACTGCTGGTGCTTATGGTTACGCACAAATAACTTTACTTCAATCATTACCATTTTTAAATATATCATCTTATAATTCTACACAAGCAACATTTAAAGCTGACCACACAGACCCTACATTATTAACTAAGATAGAATATTTTATAGATGATGTGCTAAAAGAAACTATAACAACAGATTTAACAACAGAGAAAACAATTAACTATACATTAGAAGATAATGCACTGCACACGCTTAAAATAGTTGTTACAGACAGCAATAATGCAACTGCTGAAAAAGTTTTAAGTATAAGTAAGAATATAATGCCACTGCCCGAAAATGTAAATTTAAATGATATATCAACAAAATTAGTTGAGGTTAATGCAGGATTTAAAGTTGGGAAAACAAGTATTATAAACACTTTAGCATTAAAGAATATAGAAGCAAGTTTGAATAACACACTTGTTGAGTTATCAGAGAAAATAAAGCAGTCTTTTGATAGTGGAGACGCTAGTTTACAGGATTTGATGAATCAGTTAACACAAGCTAATAATACTATATCGCAATTAAACTCTAAATATAAAGTTGCTAGTGGAACAGTCACTTCTTTTGCGGATAGTGCTAAAATTGCTTATCCATATCTAACCGACAGAACTTTTAAACCTGGTACTTGGGTTAAAATTAGTAATTTAGATTTTAAGCCTAACATTTTCTTTGCTGATTTTGATTACTATGATAC